TTTTTTAAATCTGATCTCAAAAACAATGTCTCTGAATTCCAGAAGATATTAAATCCTATAGATAATGGCGAATGGTATTAAATAAATTTTGGTCCGACAACCCAAACAACAATAGAGCGTCTGATGCCCTTGGTAACAGGCGCTACTCTGTGAATCATAAACGACGGGAATAATACAATTCTTCCTTTGTGCGTAGGCACATCTCTAGGAGTAGATTCTTTTCCTACATTGAGCTGAAAATTCCCGCCTTCGTATTCGTCATTCAAGCACAAAGTCAATGACAATTTTCTTGGCTCAAGATCTACAGAATGGCTAGTTCCAAATTCCATATCAGTATGCCAATCGTAACGCCCTTCTTTCTCGGCGTCATACGTCGTATACTGAAATGATGGATACCCATTTAGATGAAATCCGTAAAATTGCTCATTGACGGCTTGGATCACATTATTCAATCGATTGAAGATCCACGCAGTTTCCGGATTTCTGTTATGAAACTTGACGTTTGAAATTCGATGTTTCTTAATTTCTTCTTCGCTTTTTGATCCGAATGTAGTACCTAATTCTGTACCTTGAGCTTCACAGTACGCAACAATCTGATTAAGTTCTTCCGTAGTGAACGCATTATCCCAATATACCCAAGGCTCGGTTATTTTAGTTCTGGTCCAGGGATCATTATAAATCGTTGTGTATTTCATTCATTTTCTCCAGAGATCTTACACTATTATATAGCAGAACAATAAATAGCTAAAGATTATACATGGAGTTTCACTTATGGCTACTATTACAACTCGTACCGGGTTTAAAGAATACGTTCTTCGTCGTCTAGGTGCTCCAGTTATTGACATCAATGTGGACGACGAGCAGGTCGAAGATCGTATCGACGACGCTTTGCTCAAGTTTCGCGATTATCATTTTGATGGTATGCAACACGTATACTATCCACATCAACTGACACAAACAGATATCAATAATCAATATATTACATTACCTAAAAACTTCGTAGGAGTTACGCGAGTATTTGATATTAATGATTCTTTCGGAGCGATGAATTTGTTTAATATCAGATATCAGCTCCATCTGAATGAATTGTTTAATATCTCGAGCGTATCGGTCACACCATATGTTGTTGCGATGCGCCACATTGAGTTCCTTGAAGAAGTATTCGTAGGTAAGAAACCTATTCGATATAATCGCAATACAGATAAATTGTTTATCGACATGAGTTGGAATGAAGACGTTATAGCAGATCAGTATATTATGATTGACGGATATACGCAGGTTGATCCGGAAGAGTTTCCAGACGTTTGGAGCGATCCTTGGCTCAGAAAATATACGACAGCATTAGTGAAACTTCAGTGGGGCGAAAATCTAAAGAAGTTTGAGGGCATGAATTTGCCTGGCGGCGTTACATTCAACGGACAAAAGATTTGGGAAGAAGCTAACGAAGAGATCATTAAGCTGGACGATGAAGTGATCAACAATTATAGCTTACCCAACGTAGACATGATCGGATAGTAATGGCCACGAATAAATATTTCCGCCCATTTGCATTCGCGCGAGAGCAGGATACTGCTGAAGATTTGATCATCGAATCGATCAAGATCTATGGTCTGGATGTAAAATATCTACCTCGTACTATTATTGGTCCAGACACACTCTTAGGTGAGGATCCTTTATCACAGTTCAACGATGCTGTCGATATCGAAATGTATGTTAAGAATACTCAGGGATTCGAGGGAGAAGGAGATTTCCTTTCTAAATTCAATTTAGAAATTAGAGATTCCATGACGTTAGTGATGTCTCGTAAGAGATGGGAACAAGTATCTAACGAAAAAGTTTTGGATGAAGTTGGCTACAACATTCAAATGGAAACTGCTGACACTAAAAGTTGGGCTAACTCAGTAGCTCTGCGACTTGAAACTGGTGGAACTGAGGAGTATCAAACGCTATCTCCGCGACCATTCGAAGGAGATTTTATTTATTTTCCGTTGAATAAAAAACTCTACGAAGTTAAATTTGTAGAACATGAAGCAGTATTTTATCAGCACGGCAAACTTTACACATATGAGCTTTCTTGCGAGTTGGTTGATCGTATGGGTGCTCTTGATATCGCCACTGGTAATACTGAAATTGACGCTATCGAAACGAGATACAGCCAAAATATTCTTAATTATCAATTCCTGTTTGAAAATGGTGATGTTTACGCCGATGAAGATGGCGAATATATCTTGCAGGAATATCGCGTCGAAACACAAATAGCTACTGCTAACAATGAGATTTTCAGACAAAAGTCAATTGATGGATTCCTGGACTTTAGCGAAATTAATCCGTTTTCTGAAGTAGATAGGTTTTAAATGTTTGGTTCACAATTCTATCATCAATCACTTAGAAAATATGTTATCATGTTTGGTAATATGTTTAATGATCTTATTGTTCGTAGATACGACGCTTCTGGTAATCACATAGAAGCTGTTGCTGTTCCATTAGCATACGGACCAAAAGAAAAGTTTTTGGTGCGCATCACACAAGATCCTAATCTAGATCAACAAATCGCTATCCAGTTGCCTAGAATGGGCTTTGAGATGACGACATTAAATTATGACGGGACTCGACGACTAGCCTCAGCGACAAGAAACATCCGCGTTGTTAACGATAGAGATAAATTAGATTACAATTATGTTCCTGTTCCGTATGATCTACAATTCAATCTATATGCGTATGTTCGAAACGCAGACGATGGTGCTCAGATCCTTGAGCAAGTAGCTCCATACTTTGGTCCGGAGTGGACTAATCAAGTTAGGATTCTGCCTCAAACTAATATAATATTAGACATACCTACAGTGCTCAATACGATATCTATAGAAGATACGTATGAAGGAGATTTTCAAACTCGTCGAGCGATGATCTACACGTTTGACTTTACTGTAAAAGCATATTTCTACGGACCAGTTCGTCGTCAAGGTATTATCAAGCGCGCACAAGTCGATTTTGGTATTGTCACATCAAATTCTTCTAATAAAATTACTCTTGAAGATATTGCAAATACTGGGCGCATCTCACGCATTGTTGTTGTGCCCGGATTACTTGCGAATGGTAGCCCAACTACCAACAGTGCAGCTTCTATACACTATTCACAAATTAATGTAGAAGATGATTATGGATTTGCTTCTAATACTTTCGTGTATTCGGATGGATTGAAGTATAATCCTGTAACGGGAAATGATGAATAATTATGATTAATGAAAAAACAAACTTTGAGTTAAGCGTAGAACAAGCTCTTGGTCTACCCGAATCACCTCCTATGATTCGGGCTCTCTCCCCTGTGGAGGTTAACGCAAATGCGAACATTGACGATGACTTTGCTATCGCTCGCAACAATCTGCATCAAATTATTCACAAGGGTAATGATGCGCTTGAAGAAGCTCTTCTCGTGGCTAAAACTTCAGAACATCCCAGAGCATTTGAAGTCGTCGGACAACTTATCAAGACGCTCGTTGACGCTAATAAAGATTTACTTGATATCCAGAAAAAGTTAAAAGATCTTAAGAAAAACGATGATCCCAAACAAGAAGCTGCTATTCAAGCTACCAATGCAATTTTCGTAGGGAATGCTGCAGAATTGCAATCATTGATCAATGGTAGAAAATAATGGCTGTAAAGACATATCTTGGTAATCCGAATCTTAAAGCAGCTGGCGTTGTACATCAATATACTAAAGAACAAGTCGAAGAATACATTAAATGTGCTGGAGATGTTGAGTATTTTGCTCGCAGTTACATTAAGATCGTCAATGTCGACTATGGTCTTATGCCGTTCAATATGTGGGACTTCCAAGCAAAGATGCTTAAGACGTTCCAGAATAATCGTTTCAGTATATGCAAACTTCCCCGTCAGGTCGGTAAGTCTACGACATCTATCGCATATATCCTGCATCTGGTTTTATTTACAGATCAGCAGAACGTAGCCATCCTCGCGAACAAGGGAGCGCTCGCGCGAGACTTGCTTGCTAAGTTGCAACTAGCCTACGAATATCTTCCCAAGTGGTTACAGCAGGGTGTTGTAACTTGGAACAAAGGTAACATCGAGCTAGAGAATGGTTCTAAAGTTCTTGCTGCTGCTACGTCATCAAGCGCCATTCGCGGCGGATCGTTCAATCTGATTTTCCTCGACGAGTTTGCGTTCGTGCAACGTAACCTTGCTGATGCGTTCTTCGCTTCTACCTATCCTACGATCTCGTCTGGTAAAACGACTAAGATCATTATCGTATCTACGCCAAATGGTATGAATCATTTCTTCAAGATGTGGACAGACGCCACTGAAGGTCGTAGCGAATATGTCCCAATCGAAATTATGTGGAACGATGTTCCTGGGCGCGATGAGGAATGGAAGAAACAAACTATCGCTAATACTAGCGAAGAACAGTTCCGTCAGGAATTTGAAACTGAGTTTATTGGTTCGTCGCATACTCTTATTCATCCGATGAAGCTTCGCGAAATGGCTTGGACTACTCCAAATAAAGATAAGTTTGGCTTAGATTATTATGAACTACCTGATCCTCGTAAGATATACATAGGAGTATTTGACGTTTCTGAGGGTGTTGGTGGGGATTATTCAGCATTATCAATATTTGATGTCACGCAACATCCCTATCGCCAGGTAGCTAAATATCGTAGCAAAGAAATCAGTCCACTAATGTTTCCAGACGTTATCTATCGATTTGCTCGATGGTATAATAATGCTTATGTGCTAGGCGAAACTAATAACATAGGTCAGCAAGTCGTCCAGTCTTTGTTTATGGAT